CTTTACACTTCTCCATCTCCATCGCATACCGGCGCAGGAACAGATCGCGAAAACAATGCACGTTCTTGCAACCAAAAGCGTAAGATAACGCCTTGGCTGCCATCGCGGCTGCATCGCTTAATTGCGCGTTTTGACACGCGCGTGCGTTGAACCTAACCAGCATTTTGCCGATGAGTGGAAGCATAAAGGGGGTGTCGACTGTGGTGAACAGGCGGCGGGACAGAAAAGTGGCATCTCCGTCAAGTTTGGGAGCTTTCGCCTTGAGTACCATTTTGAACGAGCCAACGGTGTTTACCCACATCTTGAGGTCGAAGCGTTTGTTGAGGCATGCAAGCAGGTCGTCGCCTAAAATGAGGCATTTGCCCCGGCGATCTTGTAGCATACATGACACAACGAACATGGTCAAGTTGTAGGTTGAGTTGCGGAACGTGGTGTTGGTCGTGCCGGTGGGGAGCTGGTACATTAAGGAAACTTTGAGGCCGAATTCGCGATTGGTGAGGGTGTATCGCTCGAGGTCAGACATGAGTTGGCGGTACCACACTGGAAAACCCAACCTCTCGAACCAGAGGTTGGTTAGCGTGCACACGCTCTTGCGTTGCTCTCGATCGTTGCGACTGTAATCCCCTTCCACGATTTCCCGGTATTGATCGCTGATGATGAACTTTGCCAGTTCGATGTCGTCCTTCTTGTAACCGAGCATGCACTCAACACGGCCACCGACTTTGAACCTAGCACCATTGGTGTCAGGCGTGTCGAGGAGCGCCACGAGGCGTTCCATGGCCACCATTTGGGCGGGGCCAGTGACGGCGTTGAAGGCGTCGGTGCCGTCATAGATGATGCGGCCGGCGGCGGACTTGTCGAACCGCTTCCCGACGAGTGTCTCGATCTTGACACTGCCGTTTTTGGAAGACAGTTCCTTGCGGGTGTGGGAATCAATGGCGGCCCAGGCGTCCGTCATTCTCTTTTGTTTTGCAGTGTCGAACTTGGCCAACCACCGAGCACGGTCTTCCTCGTTCTCTTCCCAGGTGGGGAACAAGAACGGTAGCTCGGTGATGGTCTTGGTAGCCAGGGCGAGGACATGGGGTTCAATGTCGTCGGTGGGTCCAAGTTGCAGAAAGTTTGAACGTTTGTTCACTGCAGCAAAGTAACTAGTGGGGTCATTTGATGTGACGATGGGCACACTAGCGGAATGTAACGGACCGAGCTGATTAACAG